TCTGAAAAAGGATATATGAATTTAGATAAAACTGATATACAAAAATTCTTTAAAAGACTACGGAAACTATCCAAAACAAAAATTAAATATTATGTATGTGGAGAATATGGAACTAAAAAGATGCGCCCTCATTATCATATAATACTATTCAATGCAAACAAAGAACATATACAAAAAGCATGGATATTAAATAACAAACCATTAGGATCAATGCATGTAGGACAAGTAAACGAAGCAAGTATAGGATATACATTAAAGTACATGACAAAAAAAGGTAAAATACCATTACATTACAACGACGATAGACAAAAAGAATTCAGTTTAATGTCAAAAAGATTAGGAGACAATTATATAACAAACAAAATGATAAAGTGGCATAAACAAGACTTAGAAAAACGCATGTATGTAAACATACTGGACAATAAGAAAATAGCAATGCCACGTTATTATAAAGACAAAATATATAATGAATTAGAAAAAGAAATAATTTCAAATTATCTAAAAGAAATTTCAGAAAAAGAAACAGAAAAATTACAAACTGAATTAGGAGAAAATTACGAAAAAGTAATGGTAGAAAGACACATAAACCAGTTCAAAAAGATGTACAAAAATGCCGAAATAGGCAGACAATATGAATAAATCAAACTTAAAAAGATACATTATGAAAGTTAAAAATTCGTTAAATTACGAATATACACAAGAAAAAGGAGAGGTAAATACTTTACCTTCAATGACAATTCCAGACCAAACCATGTCAATAAGAACAATAGTAGACAGATATTCAAGAGGACTGCCAGTAGCAGCCTTTACCCCAGTATATGAGGGAGAAGAATACATACCGGATCCTAAGACATTAGATCTTGCAGAAAGGCAAGAATTAGTAGAGCAAATACAACAAGAAGTGGACAGTTTTAGGTCTCGCCAATGGAAAGAAACACAAGATGTTGAAAACACTGTGGAAAACTTAAAAAACGACGTTGAAAAGACACCAATTTAAATTGGTGTCGCTTTCAGCGTAAGACAAGCGCAGCGCGTCAGAAAAACAAAAAGCACTAATATTCCTTGATATATTAGTGCTAATTGACACTAAACCACTATATTTATGACAAATAAGCAACAAAATGAAATGGAGATGCGACATTGGAATTTAATAGATAGGTTAAAATGTCAATTAAAAAACAACAAAAAAATAGGTAGAATATGTAGTTATTATAGTACACCTATAAAACATTTACATAAATACAAATTCAAAAAAACCAAAAAACATGCCAATACCAATACTAGCAGCAGCAGCAGCAGCAGCACCAGTAATACAAGATCTTATAAATACTGGTAGTACATTATATACTAATGCACAAAACAAAAAGTTTAGTCAACAAATGTATGACAGACAAAGAGCAGATGCATTACAAGATTGGGACAAACAAAATAAATATAATAGCCCAAGTCAACAAATGCAGAGATATAAAGAAGCGGGGTTAAACCCAAATTTGATATATGGGCAGATGTCTAATTCCGCAGCAATTAGAAGTACCGATATGAAACAACCCGACTTTGTAGCACCAAAATTACAAAATACAGGACAAGTAATGAGTAATTACTTAGATTTAAAATTAAAAGAACAACAATTATCAAATGATAAACAAGCTGGAGAATTATTAAGACAGCAAACAAAAGGTAAAGAGTTAGAAAACCAAAATGTTATAGACCAAACACCATATATAGCAGAAGAAAAATTTCAAAGAAGTAGATTAACGGGAAAACAAGTAGACAGTATTATGGAAGACATAAGCAATAAAAAACAAATGAATCCGTTATTAAGAGATAAAGTATCAAATGATATATCAACAATGACACAAAATAGATTATGGCAAAATCTTACACAACCACAACAAATTGCCGTATCAAGAGCAACTACAAAATTAATAGAGGCAAAAATATCTGGTCAAGATATAGAAAATTTATTCAGAAAATATACATATGAATTACAAAAAAATTTAGGATTAAATCCTAATTTGTTATCAGATTTATTAAAAATTGGAACAAATTCATTACTTAATAGAAAATAAAAAAATATGAAAATATTTTGTATATACTACAGAGGAATTGTAATAATAAAAAATCAAACATTAGAAAGATGCTTAGAACTATTAGAACGTTCAAGTTCATTAACAATAGGAATACAAACAAATAACAATTAAAAACCAAACAAATGAAAAGAGGTTACAAAGGCCGTAGAAGTTACGGCAGAAAAAAAGGTGGCTATAGGTCATCAAAAGTAAAAAGAACATATTATGTATCACGTGGCGGAATTCGCCTTTAAAAACAAAAAAAAATGGGACAAAACCTTTTCAACAGCATTCAGCTGAACAAACCAAAAAAAAACGTCTTCGATTTAACGCATGACGTAAAGTTATCAACAAACATGGGGCAATTAACCCCCATATTAACATTAGAATGTGTACCAGGAGACAGATTCGATCTATCATGTGAAAGTCTAATTAGATTCGCACCAATGATAGCCCCAGTAATGCACAGAATGGACGTAACAATGCATTATTTTTTCGTTCCAAACAGAATTTTATGGGAAAATTGGGAAAAGTTCATCACAGAACATAATAGTGAACACGTAGCGCCATATATGGCCTATACAAACGGAGATTATACAGCCATGCAAAAAAAGTTCATGGATTATATAGGAATTCCACCTGTACCAGTAGGTGGAGTAAGTACAAATGTAAGCGCATTACCAATGGCAGCATATCAATGTATATACAATGAATATTACAGAGATCAAAATTTACAAGCACCTATTGACTATAAACTAACAGACGGAAACAATAACACAGATGCCGGAGATAGAGCAAGATTAACAACACTAAGACAAAGAGCATGGGAACATGACTATTTTACAGCATCATTACCTTTTGCACAAAAAGGAGCAGCAGTAGATATACCATTAGGAAATATTAGCGGAGATACACGCGTAACTTGGAATAATGATGTAGAATCAACATATAATAGAACTGCAGGATATATAGGTTCATCATTTGCTGGAACAGGAATTATAGGAAATACAATACCAACAAATTTATCATCATTACCCTCAGAAACAAGTGCATTAATAGCAAAAACAAGTGAGACAGCAATAGATCCAACAACAATTAACGATTTACGTAGAGCATATAAACTACAAGAATGGTTAGAAAAAAACGCTAGAGGCGGTACAAGATATATTGAAAATATCTTAACACACTTTGGAGTAAGAAGTTCAGACAAAAGATTACAAAGACCAGAATACATTACTGGAGTAAAAAGCCCAGTTGTAGTATCAGAAGTACTAAACACAACAGGACAAGATGGTGGATTACCACAGGGCAATATGGCTGGACATGGAATTAGTGTAACAAGTGGAAAAAGTGGAAGTTATAACGTAGAAGAACATGGATATATTATCGGTATCATGTCAGTTATGCCTAAAACAGCATATCAACAAGGTATTCCACGCACATTCCTTAAAACAGATTCATTAGATTACTTCTGGCCAACATTCGCAAATATTGGCGAACAAGAAGTAGCAAAACAAGAGTTATACGCATACACAGCAAACGCAGCAGACACATTTGGATATGTACCACGTTATGCTGAATACAAATACATGCCTTCAAGAGTAGCCGGAGAATTTAGAACATCATTAAATTACTGGCATTTAGGAAGAATATTCGATACAGAACCAAGTTTAAACAGCGACTTTATTGAGTGCGATCCAACAAAAAGGATATTTGCAGTAGAAGATGAAGAAACAGATGTACTTTACTGTCATGTATTAAATAAAATCAAAGCAATTAGACCAATGCCTAAATATGGTACACCAATGGGTTTATAATGTCTACAAAATGTATAACACCATATCATGTACAAGATAAGTTCACTGGAAACTACATACCAGTGCCATGCAGCAAATGTCCACCTTGTATGAAAAGGAGAACAAGCGGATGGAGTTATAGACTGATAAAAGAGGGCGAGCGTTCTAGTAGTGCATTATTTGTAACATTAACATACGATACAGAATACGTTCCATTAACTGAAAAAGGATATATGAATTTAGATAAAACTGATATACAAAAATTCTTTAAAAGACTACGGAAACTATCCAAAACAAAAATTAAATATTATGTATGTGGAGAATATGGAACTAAAAAGATGCGCC